CGGGTCATGTAGACCCAGCGCCACACCTGCCCCACTTCTTCCCATGTGCGGGCCTGTGAGTGGCCAAAATCGCGCCAATGAACGTAATCCACCGGGGCGCACTCGTACTCAATTTGCTCCATCGGCTCGGACATTTCGCCCTGCTCTACGGCAGAGGTGACCGATACGCCGTCATCGTCAATGCCGATGGGCGAGGTGTGCGGTTCATAGCGCACCCATGCGCTGCCGCGACCGCCCAAGAACCGATCCTCCACGCTGTATTTCATCGTGGAACGGAAGTCAGGGTAATGCTCAATTTCAAAGTCAATCGCACGCTCAAGGAGCTGCGCAGCCACGCGGCCCACCGGGTCGTTGTCACCAAAGCGGCGGCTGATGTCAGCCTTGGGCAGTTTGGCGTAAACGGCAGGCGTCAGCGTCTGCACGTTTGACCACAGGATGTTGAACTTGGCCGATTCGGTCAGCGTCTGCCCACGGGTATCGTCGCGGTAACGCTTGATGATCTTCTTGGTACGCGCCGTCCACTTGGCAAACTCGTTGTCGTACTGCCCAACGATCTTGAGGTAGCGATCCACCTCGCTGCTGACGAGCATCGGTTCCATTACGCTTTCCCCTCATTGCGGGCGCTAATCGCTCGGGCCTTGGCCTTGGCGTCCTCTTTGCTGGATGCGCCCCAAGCCTTGAGAGCAAGCGCAAGGCGCGTGGGTTCGCCGTTCTTGGCCATCGGCCCCGGCATATTGCCCATGCGGGCAAGGAACGAGGCACGACGCGGGTTGTCGCCTTTCTTGACAGGAGGCTTAAGCGTGCCGCCCGTCTCGGCCTTGTACGAGGCACGGCCCTTGGCGTTTAGCCCGCCTTTCGGGTTCTTGCCCTCGCTACGCTGCCATGCGGCGGTCATTTCTTGTTTTCCGGCTTTGCGGTTTTGGCGGCCTGCTTAAAGTCAGCAGCGGTCGGGCGTCCTGCCTCACCGGGGCGCTTCATGCGCTCGCCAGAGCCAGCCTTGATGCGTTCCTGCTTGGCTAGAATGTTGGCATAAAGCCCGGGTTTGTTGCTCATGCTGTGAAGAACCCGACAGCCATGACAGTCACGCCTGCGCCGGTCGTGATCTTCCACGGGCCAGAGGCCGATGCGGCGTTGATCTCAAGGCTATAGACGCCGACTGGCGTGTTGGCGGCCATTGTTAGCACCGTGGTGCTGTTATCCAGCACGCTCAACGTGGAGGTGCCGGTCGTCGTAACCGTGACCACGATGCGGTGCAGGTAGTCGCCTACCGCGCCCGTTCCACCCAATACCTGCGCGGTCTGGGAGGCGGCCACAGTCTCGTAAGGGTATCTATTCGGGGACGTAATGCTCATATCCGCGCTCTCCGCGAGGTTGTCCGATCATGCACCGCCCACATATCGTTGAGTGTGACGGTGTTCTGTGGGCCGACCATGAGCGGTTTAGGCTCAATGGCCGGGGTCTTGTCAGCAGTCTCCTGCCATGATACCGCAAGCATACGAAAAGCGTCAGCCGGGTGGCTAGTCCAATCGTGACGCGGTGATTGACGATAGGCTTTTTTGTCCTCGTCGTACTCGCGCTGATACTGACGCAGCGCCTCTATGCCATCGCGGCATTTCTCAGCGTCAAACCAAATGCGCGGCAACGTCATGCGTACCGCTTGGATGCCGCTCTGCACGCCGATGTCGGGAACAACAGCAAGTTTGGCAACGTCCAGATGCACCGCTAGCTGCTCAATGATGCTCTTGCCTGTTTGCAAGCTCTTAGCTCTGGCGTCGTGCGGCAAGTAATGACGGGCGTAACGATACGGCTTTGCCATCACCGTTGTAGCGATGTCGTAAATGTCAGCGCCCGACACCGCAAAAAAGTCTATGACGCGGATTTCCCCGCGCCCGATCTGGTAGAACCATATTGCCGTGTCGTCCCGATACCCCAAATCCCAACTGCTGTACACGGGCAGGTTGGGGTCGTATGGCACCTGACAGATGCGGCCCTGCTGGTCGGCCTCGCGCATTTCCTTGCCGTAAAAAGCGCCGAGGATGGCAGCCTCAAAACTGCACTCGTACTCCTGCAAATACTGATCCTCGGCCAATTGCGCCCGTGCGGCAGACAGTTCGCCGCTAGGGAGTAACCCGCTGCTGGAGGCGGGGAGGCGCAGCAGGAACCATTCTTGCGGTAGACGCTGGGCAGTCTCGTAAATTTCCCAAAAAGCGTTTTTGCCCTTGGGCGTACCGCCAAACACCGCCCAGCCTTGTTTGTCGGACAGGGCGGGGCGTATGACGTTGCCGAATACGCTCGGCTTGAAGTCGCCGTATTCATCAAGATAAATGCCGTCAAACCCAAGGCCGCGCATCGCGTCCGCGTTATCAGCGCCAAACAGCCTGATCTTGGCCCCGTTGATTAACTCTACAGTCAGTTCAGACTCGTTCGTTTCCCTTGTGACCGGGGCGGCGTAAACCTTGAGGTAATCCCAAGCCACCGATTTCGCTTGCGACCGGTACGGGGCGCAGTACCCGTATAGCGGAGTTTGGCTTTTTGCAAACATTGCGGCGCGGATAATATCGTTAATTGCGGCAACTGTTTTCCCAGCACGCCGATGAGCCACCAAACACGCCCAACGTTGTGAGCGCTCATGAAACGGCATGAACGCTTTGCGTGGCGCGTACCGAATGACTATTGGGGCGGCAGCCATGTAATAACCAAGTCTTTCCCGTCAGCCCCGGTGACCTCGTTTTTTTCGCGCTGGCCGAGGTACTGCTTACCAAGCCACACCAACATCGTAGTGTTGCCCTCTTCCAACGCCCGCCATTGGTGGCGGCGTAAGGACATACGGCCATTGTCCAACCCGCTTTTATAGATTTCGCAAAACTTCTCGTCACGTAATAACGTATCAACGCTGCACCCGAGCCATGCGGCGATTTCAGCCTGCGTACATTGAATGCCCGCCAGCTTCTTGACCGCCTCATAATCAATCTCAAAGCGGGGGCGACCGCCGCCCTCCCCTTGGTGGCCTTGTTTGGGTTGGCCGGTGCGCTCGCTAATGCGCGTTTCCTTGCGTCTCATGCCGCGGCCTTAAAGGGTTCGCCGGTGGATTCCAGCACGGCCTTTTGGCCGGTGAAGTCTTCCCAGCGTTTAACGATAACGTCCACGTACTTGGGGTCTAGCTCCATGATGCGGGCTATGCGTCCGTTCTTTTCGGCTGCGATCAGCGTTGTGCCGCTGCCCCCAAACGAGTCCAGCACAATATCCCCGCCTTTGGTGTTGTTGAGCAGCTGGTACTCAAACAGCGCAACGGGTTTCATTGTGGGGTGTTCGCCGTTTCGGGATGGCTTATCAAACTCCAATATTGTTGTTTGTTTTCTGTCTGCCGCCCACAGATGAGATGCCCCATCCTTCCAACCATATAAGCAAGGTTCATGCCGCCATTGATAGTCCTGCCGCCCCAAAACCAGCGATGATTTTTTCCATACAAGACATTGGCGCACCTGCCAGCCCGCGTCCTTGCACGCCCCGCGAAAGTTATAACCCTCCAAATCAGCGTGCCAAATGTAAAAAACCGCTCCCGGTTTGAGCATTGCATCAGCGGTAACAAAGGCATCCCGCAAAAAAATTCTAAACGCCTCATCGCCCATGCTGTCGTTTTGAATTGTTAGCTTTTCTTTCGTCCCGCCTTCATACGCCACGTTATACGGAGGGTCGGTCAGCAGCATATCTACCCGCTGATCCCCGCACAAACGTTCCATTGCGGTCATTTCTAGGCTGGAGCCGCACATAACGCGGTGCTGGCCGCATACCCATACGTCGCCGGGGCGCGTGACAGGCTCCACGGGCGGCTCTGGCGTATCGTCGGGGTCAGTTAGCCCCTCCGTCCCCTTTTCGGCTAATAGGGCGTCTATTTCGTCCGTGTTGAATCCGGTAAGGTCTAAGTCAAAGTCCAGCGCCTTAAGGTCGGCCAACTCCAGCTTAAGCATGGCCTCATCCCACCCTGCGTTCAGGGCAAGTTTGTTGTCAGCAATAACGTAGGCCCGCTTTTGGGCGTCCGTCAGGTGAGCGAGGCGTATGCACGGCACCTCGGTCAGCTTTAGTTTGCGGGCAGCCATAACGCGCCCGTGACCGGCGATGATGCCGTTGGCCTCGTCTATCAATACCGGGTTGGTGAACCCAAACTCGCGGATGCTGGCCGCGATCTGGGCTACCTGTGCGTCGCTATGTGTGCGGCTATTTTTAGCAAACGGGATCAGGGTGGCGATCCCGATTTGTTCAATTTGCACTATTTAAAACGCTCCAGCTTGTACGAAAGGGCGGCAATTTCGCCCACTATTTCGTCAATGATGTTCTGTAGGTCGGTGTCTTTCGGCAGGTCTTTGCGGATGCCCTTCACAAATGTCAGCAGGCTGTTGGCGTAGGCGGCGGCATCCTTCTGTACCTTGAACCCGTCGGGGTAATCGTCCAGCGGGATGATGCCGTAGTGGCCCTGATACGCCTCGGCGTACTTGTCGGCCAAATCCACAATGTTCTCGTAGTAGTGGCCAAGTGCCTTGTGGGCGGCATAGCTTGCCGTCTGCAAATGCAGGAAATGCGCGGCGGTGCTGCTATGCAGCAATACCCCGACAAATTCGGCAGCGTCTTTATGCGACATAGAACCTCCGCATTGCGAGGGTAATGCGGGGCTATTGGCTCGTCAACCGCACGACGCTGTGCGGGACGACCATTGCCAACGTGGATTCATCGGGCAGCCCGTGCTTTTCCAACAGTTCCTTTTCGGCGGGGTACACCAGCATCGCCCCCTCGTACTGGAACATTTGCGCGTTGGCAACGCCCTTTTCCACGCCCTCAAAATCATCTAGCACCACGACCGTGTTGCCGTGGGCAATCTCTGCCAATAGCCGAACGTCTTTCGGGGTCAACCTGCCGTCCAGAAATATCAGGTCGGCTTTGACCTTGTTTTTCAGCATATCCTCAAACATCTCGGTGCTGCCTTTCATCGGGTACTGGTTGACCTTGAACGGCAGTTTGATGTCGTTACTGTAGTCGCAGGTGTAAACGGTCGCCCCGCCAGAGACGAGCGCGAGCGTGGACTTGCCGATGTAGGTACCAACCTCTGCCACGACCTTCGGCTTAAACGCCTGCACGGCGCTGTAGAGACACCAGAACGCGGCAAGGCTAATGCTGCCTGTCGGTGCCTGTGCGGACGTGCGTAGCGCATCCAGCATATTGAGCTGATCTACCCACGGGATTTTCGGCTGGCTTACCGTGTTTTCCAGCAGCGTTTCCCAAATGATGCGGCTCGTTCTTTTGCGATTTAAGTTAATCATGCTAATTTCTCCCTATGTCAACCTTCGTCTTTTTCCACGTTGGTAACGACCTTTCCATGCCGACGGCTATGGTGGCGTCGCTTAAAAAGCACAATCCCGGCGCTGAAATCATCCAAGTTACCGACAACGCGACCCCAACGGTTCCCGGCGTCACATGGTCGCACCCAACGATGGGCGATCCCGCGCATCTCATGCTTTGGCGTACCTCGGCCTTTGCTGATCTGCGCCTTGACCAGCCTGCGCTCTACATGGACACCGATATGCTGGTGCGAAAGCCCATCCACCCTGAGTTGTTGTTGGGCGGTGCGCTGATCGCGGTCTGCCGACGCTCGTTCATGCGCGAGGCAATCTTTAACGTCAACCAGCGCGGGCAAGATTATTCCGAATACGCCGGTAAAACGCTGGATGAGGTCTACCCCTACCTTGGCTGTGCGACCATCACCCCCGATGCCGAGGTGTGGATCAAGCTCGCGGAGCGATACGCCGCCCTGCCCGACAAGTTCAAGGCGTGGTACGGCGATCAGGAGGTTCTGCGGGATTATGTCAACGGCCTTTCCCCGCTTTTCGTCAAAAAGCTGGACGAGTACCGTTATGCTTGTTTGCCCGAGCATTTTGCCGAGTTTCCCTCGCCCGTTATTGCTCATTACAAGGGTAAGCGCAAAGCACAGATGTTTACCGACGCTGCTCTGGCTTAATGGCATCGTCGTATAAGGCCCAGAGGTCGCGTATGGCAGCCTCTGCGTCACGGGCGACGTAATACTCGCCCCTGCCGTCAAAGACGTTCTTAAAGGCTTCCTGCGCCTCCCGTAGCCGTCCTTTCGGCATTTTGATCTCTACCCAGCACACCCACGACTTCCCGTCTGGAAGCGCCCGGGTCACCAGTTTATCGGGGATGCCCTGCCCTGCCTTGCCAAAGTCGGTGACCGTGAAGCCTGCTTTGCGTAAGGCGTCCGTAATCAGGGCGTCGTTACCGTCACGGCGCAGGGCGTGTCTCATCGCTTAAACACCCACATCTGCCGGTAATACCGCATCTCGGTGTACGCCCCAACGCCTGCGTCAATTTCGCGGGCAATGGCATC